TTCGGTCAATAGCATTGTCAGAGCTTTGAATGAAGCATACGAAGCAGACCGTGCTAAAAGCGAAAAGGCGATTGCCTTTGCTAAGCAATTTGATGCTGACAAAGTGTGGAACGAGAACTGGGTGCCATTCTTCAAGAAGCTCCTAAAGTGAAACTTCTAGCCCTAGCTCCGTTTCCGTTTCTCGGTGCTCAATTCGGTGGTGGGGAAAGAATCTTCAATCTGCTAGGTCGAGTAGAACATCCGATTGAAGTTCTAGTTCCACACATGCTAGAGCCAGCAAGGATTCATGCTGGGCATTTGACAATGACAGCACTTTCAACGCCTCAGCACTTGAGGCATAAGGAGTGGGACTTGCAAGTCATCGAGAGTGCAGAAGAAACCTTCGGGCCAATAGTTGACCTAATAGACCCTGACTTAGTAATACTTGAGCATCCTTGGCAAGTAGATGCAATCAAAGGCAGGAAGTTTATCTATGACGCTCACAATAATGAGACTGCCCTAAAGAAGGTAATCGGCGGCCCTGAGATACAAGAAGCAACCGAAAGAGTAGAGAAGCTGGCATTACAGGCTGACCATGTTACTTACTGCTCGGTTGATGATCAGCTACAAACCAAGAGCCCGATGACCTTGATACCAAATGGTGTCAATCTGCCACCAGAGGTAAACACAAAAGGATTCGGTTCAAAAGTCTTACTGTTTGTGGGAAGTGCACATCCCCCAAATATAGGTGCAGCTATTGTCTTGGCTAACTTTGCGAAGATACTGCCCGACTACCAAATAGTAATCGCAGGTCAGTGCAGCAAGTTTGTCAGCTCAGATGCTCCTAATGTCAGCTTGCTTGGTCATGTAGAGCCAGCCACCTTGCACCAGCTATTTCTATCTGCTCATGCCTTTATGAACCTGATGGGCGGCGGTTCGGGAACCTCACTAAAGGTCATCAAGGCAATCAGCTATGGACTACCAGTTATCAGCAGTGTTATCGGAGCTAGAGGCTACAGCACGGGCTGTTTGATAGCTAGAACGGCTCAGGAAGTCACAGAATGGCTAGAGAAGCTAAAGACCCCACTTCAATACAAAAGTGTCTCAGAATCCAACCTAGAGCTTGCCAAGGGGTATTCTTGGGATGTTATTGGCAAGCGTTTCAATGAGGTCATTCATGAAGTGGCGGGGATCTAGTGAAAGTTGCCTATCTCAGCCATCAGCTTCCAGGCTCAGAAACTGACGACAATGGCCCGAGAATGCTGCCAGGTAGATACGCCGGTGGAGCAGAACGAATAGCAGAGAGAAGAATTCAAGCTGCTCCAAAAGGCATAGAACTTAAGGTTTATCGGCCTGAAAGCTGGGAACAAACCCTCGATTCTGATTTGATTATTGTGGCTGCTACCGATTTACTAACTCACACCGCACTAATGACGCTGGCTACTCGGAATTCGGTTGTAGCGGTTGCCCATAGCCAGAATCAATCTCCTGCAAATAAGACTTTGTTTGAATCAGCCAAAATCTTTATTGGGCTTAGTCCGGCTCATACAGAAGAATCTACAAATTGGTGTAATGTCAAAAGAGCAGACTGGGCAATGACCCCTCTAATTCCTAGTGATTATTGGATTGAAGAAAAAGAAAACATTGCCCTACACGCTGCTAGAGACGATTATTACAAAGGTAAAGAGAATGCTATTCAATGGGCTCAAGAGAATGGCATACCCCTAACAATCATGCATAGGGAGCCTCATCTTGAAGTGCGTAAAGCAATGGCAAAAAGTAAGTATTTTGTCCACTTGCCTAGAAGCTTTGATGCCGAGCCAGGAGCCGTTATAGAAGCATGTCTATCTGGCTGTGATTTGGTTCTAAATCAAAATGTCGGCTTTACTTCGGTGCCCTTTTTTGCCGATAGAGAGGCAGTGGCAGAAGCAACAGCCAATGCTGCCAATAAGTTCTGGGAATTAGCTCTCAGCTAGAACCAGCGGATAAAGGGGTAAACTAGAAGCATGGCACTCACTAACGCATACTGCACTCTGCAAGAAGTAAAAGACGCACTCAGAATCACAGATTCGGTTGACGACACGATTCTGGAGCTAAGTATTGAAACGGCTTCTCGCCAGATTGATGACATCTGCGAAAGGCAGTTCTATCAGACCGTTAGTGCGACCAGAATCTTTGCCCCCAGAGACAGTTTCGTGTGCGAAATTGATGATTTGGTCAGTCTTACCAGTCTAAAAACCTCCACCGCTGCTGATGGAGTATTTGATGTGACTTGGGCAGCTAAGGACTACCAACTAGAGCCACTGAACAGTCTTGCTGGGGGCATTCCCTCTCCTGCTACACAAATCAGAGCTATTGACGACTATTGGTTCCCTCTAGCAATGGAAGAGGCAACCGTGCAGGTTGTTGGAACATTCGGTTGGAGCTCAGTCCCACGAGCAATCAAGATGGCGACAATTCTTTTGTCCATGAGGCTTTACAAGCGTATGGATTCACCACTGGGTGTCGCTGGCGTGGGCGAACTAGGCGTTATCCGTGTTAGCCGTATTGACCCAGACATCGAAGCCTTGATTATGCCATTCAAGAAGATGAGGATGGCTTAGTGAGCATCAGTGACATCAGAGACGGCTTAGCAACTAATTTAGCTACCATCCCTGGGCTGAGAACAGCATCTGAGCTAATTGACAACCCAAGCCCTCCAGTGGCTTTAGTTGGCTTGGAATCGGTTGAATACGATCAGGCTTATCAGAGTGGTCTAAACCTCTATACATTCACTATCACGGTAATAGTTGGTCGTGCAGCAGAACGCACGATGCAAAGAAAGCTTGATTCATACATGTTTCCGACAGGCGAGCAGTCTGTCAAGGTTGCGGTAGAATCAGACAGGACACTATCGGGTTTGGTTCAAGACCTTCGGGTTGTGAGCTCAGGTTCGGTAGGGTCTATAACCATAAACGACCAAACCTACTTGGCGGCTGAATTCACAGTCACCGTCTATGCATAAAAGGAGATAAATTGCCAAAGTTCATTGCTACAGGCACAAAAGTGACCTTGAACGGCTCAGACCTCTCCAGCTCGTGTGCGAGAGCAGAGCTGGTGATCAACGCCGCCGAGGTGACCACAACCGATTTCGGTTCAAATGGTTGGACTGAAGTTATTGGAGGTCTAAAATCAGGTCAGGTTTCACTTGACTTCCACAGCGACTTCGGAGTAGGTGCTGTATCCCGTATTTTCCAGCCTTTAGTTGGAACAATCGGAACAGTAGTTCTAATCGCTGCTAACGGAACTGCTGCATCGCCGGGCCACCCTGCATATACAGCAACCGTGCTAATCAACAGCTTCACCCCAGTTAGCGGTGCAGTTGGAGACCTAAGCACATTCTCAGTTACCTTCCCGACCACCGGAGAAGTTAGCTACGCAACTGCATAAGGAGCAAAATTGAAAATCAACCTACAAGTTACTTACGAGAATGGAACTAAGAAGCTCGTTGTTTGCAACGCAGCAGATTTAGTTGCTTTTGAAGATAAGTATGAAGTATCAATTTCAGCTATCGGGGCCGAGACCAAGTTGAGCCACCTGCTCTTCTTGGCTTGGCATTCCGAGAAGCGAACCGGCTCGACAAAAGACGACTTCGACAAGTGGCTGGAAACAGTTGCTTCGGTTGGAGATTCTGACAGCGACCCAAAATAAGGGGGCTGGGGGATTCCTCAGCTCACTGGTTTATCGCTGGTCTTGCCGTAGAAACTGGCATAGCACCTAGCGTTTTGATGCAAGAATCAGAACGCATGCTATGGACTATGCATAGATGGCTTGTAGCAAGAAACATGCCTAAGTCATAAGGAAGCCGCCCTTCGGGGCGGTTTTTCTTTTAGCGGTAAACTTGTAAGGATTGATTGGCGGTAATCTTGGCTTTTCCCAAAATAGCAACAGAACTAGGCATGAAGTCTGGGGGATTCGGTTCAGCCAACACTCTGCGAATTGAGATTACCAACTGGAATGAAGTCATGGCGGTTATCAAAGACCTTGACCAGACTTATATCAAGACCCTTAGAAGAGACTTTCGAGAGATAGGTAAAGACGCTCAGGGAGCCGTCAAAAGGGCTATTCCAAACAAAGCTAACCCGCCTATGTCAGGTATGCGTCAAGTGCACTTTGGTCGTTTGGCTTGGGGTAGCACGCATGGCAAGGGAGCAAAGCCCTCTAAGTCGGTTCTAATTCAGTTGCCAAATACCCGCAAGAAGAAATACCGTGAGATGGAAAGAATTCCCATTCTTCGGTTGCAAGTCGGATCTCCAGCCACAGTTCTATTCGACATGGGTGGTCGTGCAAGATACGCTAAGGGCCGTAAGGGTCTAACCCCTATCTATGACTACATGTATACAATCAACGGTCAAAAAGTGCCAGGCAAGCGTCAGCACCGTGTAGTGCCAATGGCCTTTGCCAAAGGAACTGCAAATGCTAAGAGCAAGCTACAAATGACTGCTTCCCGCATTGTCTATCCAGCAGCAGAAAAGGCAATGCCAGCAGTTACTCGTAAAATTAGACAAAAGATTTTTGAAATCAATCAGAAGATTGAACTTGAGTTGCTAAGGAAGAGCTAAATGGCAGGAAAGATAAATGTCAATCTAACCACGATTGTCCAAGGCTTTGCTCGTGCTACTCAGCAGTTCAATCAACTCGGTCAGGGCATCAATAACCTTGGTAAGGCAGCAGGTTTAGCCGGTCTAGCATTTACCGCATTCCAGGTCGGAATGAGGGGTGCCGACTTTGCCGTTGATGCCATTTCTGGAGCTAGAGACCTTGAGCGTAACCTACTTGGTCTCAAGTCTGTATTTGAGGAAGTTACCCCTCAGATGCGTAACTTCTCTAAGGTCGCTATCGAGGTTGGTCTATCTCAAAACGAAGCGGCTAAGGCTTCAACATTTATTGGTTCGGTTCTAAAGCAATCTGGCTTTTCGATTGAAGAAACTGCCGACCTAACTGAGCGTCTGGTTCGGTTGGGAACTGACCTATCGCTGACCTATGGATACGATGTCCAAGAAGCTTTGATGGGTATGACTGCTCTCTTCCGTGGAGAGTATGACCCGATTGAAAAGTTCGGTGTTGCTATGAAGCAATCCGAAATCAACTCAGAGCTTGCAGCAAGGGGTCTAAATAACCTTGAAGGTGCAGCTAGAAGATTTGCAGAACAGCAAATCCGTGTAGAGCTTCTATTCCAGCGATCACAAGATGCTCAAGGTGCATTTGAGCGTGGCACTGGAACCCTTGCTGTAGAACAGCTCAAGCTGGCTGCCACCTTCAATAACATGCGTGACACGGTTGCAATGAATCTGCTACCTGCCCTAGGACAGCTCACACAATCTTTGCGGGAATCTCTTGAGGGCTATGAGCCTGAAATCAAAGAGATTTTCAATGACCTAGTTCCAATCATCCAGAGCCTAAACACAACCCTAATGCCAGCTCTTGCCAAGCTAGGTATGGCTGTTATTGAAACATTCGGTCAGGTAGTCAAGCTGATTGGAGCCATGCTTGACCCTACAACCAGGGTTGGCGAATCCGTCTCGGCACTATTTATCCAGATACAGTCGCTGTTCCAGACAATCACTGGCGAGCAGCTAACTATTGAAGCTGTATTTGTTGGTATTACCGAGGCTGTTCGGTTTGTGGCAGATGCTATTCAAAGCGTTATTTACTTGGTTGAAAACACGGTCATTGGCCTCAAGGTCTTGGGAGACATGGCTTATGCCTTCTTTACTGGAGACTGGAGCAGACTACTCAATACTGACTGGACAGGCCAGATAAAGTCTCAAATTGCCATCAAGGATGCTGTAAATGCTCAAAGACTTGCAGTTGTTCAGCTCAATCAAGAGATTGCTAATCAGAAGGATGCTCTTGAGCGAGGCAACCGAGCTTGGGCTAATTCATGGATGGCCCGTGGTGAGTGGGCTATCAAAGAAGGTCTTGTTCCTGACCCTAAGCAGATAATCACTGGCACAAGTTCAGATGCCGACACAAAAACCAAGAAGGCAATCAAGGATTATGTTGCCGACTTCCAAAAGAACTTAAAAGATGAAATTCAGAAGCAGACTGCTGCTGAGCAGCTAAGAGTTCAAGGTGCCTCTGAAGGCTTGATTAGCTCAATCCTTGCTGGCGAAGGATGGATGAAGGTTTGGCAGCAAATCAAATCAGGCAAGATTGTTCTTGATGACCTACAAAAGCAATTCAACAAGACAGCCGCAGGAGCCAAGGAACTAGCTTCGGCTGCCAAAGAAGCAGCTCAAGAGATTGAAGATTACAAGGAAAAAGTAGCTGCTATCAATGTTCGCCTTGAGGAAGAACTAAAGGCGATTGCTGAAAAGGCTAAAGAAGCCAAGATGGGCTTTGCTGACCTACTGGCTGGCTTTGATGTCCTACCAACCATTGAGCGTGCTATGGGCAGGTTTGAGGAGCAATTTGTTTCTCAGCTTGATTCCATTGAAAGCTCCCTAAAGTCTGCCTTCCAAAACAAGGACATTCTTGAGGATGGCTACAACGCCCTACGCAACTTCGCCAGAGCAGAGCTTGCACTTCTACAGCAGATTGGTCGTCAGCGTGACGAACTAGCGGAGCGATTCGACCTAGCTAAGGGCCTGATTGACAACTACAAGAGAGCCTTTACCGCTGCCCTAGATCTAACCTCACTATTCGGTCAGCTAAAGCAAGAAACTGAGACCCGCACCGTAACCTCCGTGAGCCGTGCCCTGATGCGTCTGGGAGGCTCTATGCGGGAGTTTGAGGTCACAATCTCGTCTACCTATGAAGAGACCATTGGTGGTATCCAAAACAAGACACAAGGCATTTTAGAGGGCTTTAGAGCTATGGCTGAGAAGGCCCGTGCCTTTGCAGAGAACTTACGCAAGCTTCGTGAGATGGGTCTTGACCCGATGCTATTCAACCAGTTGGTTGAGGCTGGTATTGAGGCTGGTGGAGAGACTGCTCAGGCTCTAGTAGATGGCGGTAGCGAAACCATCAATGAGCTAAACAGCATCTTCAAAGAGATTGATGCTGTCGGTGCATCCCTAGGTGAGGAAGTTGCTTCTTCGCTCTATGGCACTGGCATTGACATGGCTAACGGGCTACTTGAGGGTATTCGGTCAAAGCAAGCTGAGCTGGAGAACCAAGCTCGTGTCATGGCCCAAGCCTTCAACGCCGCCTTCCAAGCATCTCTGAGCGTTCAGGTAGACATTGCTGCTAAGGCTGCTGCCGATGCTGCTAGGGCAACTGCTGCAAGTGAGATTGCTGCAATTCCAGTCCCAGAAGCCCTCAAAGAGCCACCAAAGATTGACGAGGCTGCCCTCGCCAGGATTCGTGAGCTTATCACTCAAGCAAGTGCTTACATAGCCAATGTTGGAGATGCTACTAAGCGTGCAGGTGCCTTAGTAAAGCGTGACATCTACTCAAGCCTTGAGCAGGACATTTTGGCAGGTAGAGCTATTGATTTATCTGGTATTCGGTCAGGTATGACTTCAGGAGAACTGGCTGCTGCTGCTATTGCTGCTGGCGGAACAACAGTAAACAATTACTACACGGTGCAGGTCACAGCAGATAGCAGAACTAGCGGTGCTAAGGCTGGTGAGGCAGTAGTAGAGACGCTTCAGAAGTTTGGAGCTGTAAATGGTAACTTCAATGTTCAGGTGGCTGTCTAATGGCAATGCCAATCGAGAAGGTTGAAGTAGGTTTTGATACTAGCTTCTCTGGAGCAGGAAACTTCTTTGTTCTTGACGATGCTACAAAGGGTCAGCTAGATAATACTTCCTACCCATTGGGCGGATTGACCTTTATTGATGTCACTGACAGAGTAAGAAATTTCAGCATCTCTAGGGGTCGCTCCAACCTATTCTCAGCCTTCCCAGCGGGTCAGCTAAATGTCGAGTTCAATAACCACGACAGGGCCTTTGATCCGCTATACGCTCAGTCGCCATTCGCCGGCAACATCGTGCCTAGGCGTGAAATCCGTGTATCAACAGACGATGTAGTTCAGTATGTCGGCTGGATAGATGACTGGGGATTCAGCTATTTGCCAAACGGAGATTCGGTTGCTGAGGCTATCGCCTATGACGCTACAAGCATTATCTCTGGTCAGACCTTGGCTCTTGGAACGCCAACAGCCCAGCTCAGCGGTGCCCGTGTAGAAAACATCCTTGACCAAATCAACTGGTCGCCAGAGGAAAGAAACATAGAAGCAGGTGTAGCAACCCTAGGCACGGCAGTAATTGATGCAAATACAAATGCTATGAATTACCTACAAACCATTGCTCTATCAGAGCCAGGTTTGGTATTCGTAGACAAGATTGGTCGCCTAACATTCCTAGACAGAACTACAGCCCCTACTTCTACAGGTCTGGTGCAGTTCGGTGGAACAGGCATTCCGTTCCAGTCAGTAGATGTTAGCTATGGATCTGACAACCTTTACAACGAGGTAGTCCTAGACCGAGTAGGCGGGGGAACGGCTACAGCCACAGACACCCAGAGCGTCACAGATTACGGTCTTAGAACCCTAAGTCAGTCTGGCTTGCTACTAAATACTGACTTAGCCTTGGCAGAACTTGCCCTAGTGCTCGCTCAGCAATACTCACAGCCTGAATACAGATTCAGTTCCCTAGAGGTTGCTATTCACAAGCTTGACCCCGCTGAACAGGAAGATGTGCTGGGCTTGGAGCTCGGTTCGGTAGCAAAAATAGTTTTCACCCCTAACGGCATAGGAGACGCAATCCAGCGTTTCGTGCAGGTAATCTCAATAAATCACACGGTAAACCCACAAAACCACTTTATAGAGTTTGGCTTCCAGTCACTTGACGCTGCCTATCTAGTCCTAGATGATGCAGAGTTTGGTAAGCTAGACCTATACAGTTTGAGCTGGTAAGGAAATCATGGCAGGTCTCGGCTATAAAGTATTCTCAGCGGGTGAGGTTCTAACCGCCGCTAATGTCAACGGCTACTTGATGGAGCAGTCCGTCATGGTCTTTGGTGGCACTGCTGCCAGAGGTTCGGCCCTAGGAACTGCTGTTGCAGAAGGTATGGTCAGCTACCAGACTGATTCCAACACCGTAACTGTTTATGACGGTTCGGTCTGGCAACAGGTTTACCCAGCATCCGTAACATCACTAGCTGGTTCTGCCATTGTTTTCGGTGGAACAGCAGTAACAGCTTCTATGACTGCAACTTCAGCTCTGGAAAATGGAACTATCTGGGTCAACGGA